ATGACGGACCAGCTGGAACTCTTCGCATGGGCCGAACGCCCGAAGGAAGGTGCCGTTATCATCGACGCGCTTCCGAAGATCCTCGCCAAAATCCGAATCGAGCAGGCGTTCCGCATCCCTCGGCCGCGCGGCGGTGCGGTGGTGCTGCAACTTCAGAGGAGGGCGGCTTGATGTCCTGTCTTTCCCTCGACTCACAATGGATGTCGGTCGATCCCAAACATCCATCTCGTCCGCCATTCCCCGTCGCGTCCCCGTACAAGGACTTGGGACCTATAGCCGCGACCGCCTGCGACATGTGCTGCATTCACAGCCGCTTTGAGAGCGATAGTCTTAGTATTGCACGCGAAGTCTCTATCCCCAAATCGAATGTTCCAGTGTGTCCCATCCTTGGAGACATAGTAGTCGGCAGTAGCCATTATCGCTCTCCTTCAACATCCACTGCGATAGTGCGCCTTACGGTTGTGAAAGTCGAGCCGGTTTCCAGAGGTGCCGCATGAACTTGGTCGACATCAAGCCCGGCCAGTGGGTGCTGGCCTTCCATGAACCCTATGGCCCGCACCAGAACACGATGGCCGACCACCTCGCGATGTTCGTGCACCGCGGCGGCGGCTGGGACAGCCATCGGCCGAGCGAGATCCTGCACGTCTATCACGTCGTGAAGGTCGGGCCGAAGACTTACCAGATCGACGACGACCTCACCGCCAACTCTCAGGCCTACGCGAACTCGCGCCAGCATCGGTATCTAGTCATCGCCGCCAGTGACCGCCGGCAGGACATGCTTGAACTGCGGGACAAATTCTTCGCGATCGGCGAGGGCACCAGCAACCGTATCGAGGCCGAGATGCACCGGCGGGTGCAGAAGTTCGCCGAGCGCGAGGAGGCCAAGGCGCTGAAGAAGATCCACCAGTGCCTGCCGCACATTTTCGGAGGTGAGCAATGAACGTCATCCCCTTCAAACCAAAGAACAGCCAGATCGAAGCGGCCGTGGCGGCCGAGCGCCGCCGGTGCTTGGACATCATTGAGGAAATGGCAGCGCTCGCTCATGCCATGACTGCTCACCAGGCGCTTTGCCAAGCTCACAAGTTGATCGTCACCGCATCGGAAGGGAAATCAGCATGAAAAAGCGCCTTTATCTCAAGGCCGCAGCAGTAGGTGTTGCCGGAGCCGTCGCAGCGAATGCGATCCTCTTCGGCCTGTCCGCAGCGGTCTATCTGCTGCACTTACCCTCAACGGTATACTTCCTCGCTGTCAGTACACTGGCGTTCTCCGTCGGTATCGGGTGTGCGGCCTACAGCCACCTCCGGTAGATGGAGCGGGAAAGGCAACGGCGGTCCGAGGGGCCTCCCGGCTTCGTCGAGGCAGAGGTCTTTGCGCCCGAGGAGGGACGCTCATGATCCTCCTGAAAATCCTGAAACTGAAGCTCTCCCTCTGGCGCCGCCGAAAGGATGTTCCGCATGGCACTCTATAAGAACTACGCCAAGAAGGTCTCGCGCCCGGCCCAGCCCTTCGGCGTGCGCCAGGTGGCTACCGGCACCCATATCTTCTGCGACGGCGCCTGCGAGCCCAATCCAGGCGCTGGCGGTTGGGGCTTCGTCGTCTACCTCGAGGGTAACGAGATCTTCCACGCCCGCGGCGGTGCTGTCGAGGCCACGAACAACACGATGGAGCTGACCGGGATGCTGGAGGCGCTCCGCTGGATGAAGCGCTCGGTGATGCTCAGCCGGCCGGTGACGATCTGGTGCGACAGCATGTATGTCGTCAACGGCTGCAATGACTGGCGCCACAAGTGGAAGAAGCAGGGCTGGAGCCGGAAAGGGCAGAGTGCCAAGCCCGGCAATGGCGCGCTCGCCAACGTGGACCTTTGGAAGGCGATCGACGAGCTGCTAAACCAATGCTCGGCCGTCACCATCAAGTGGGTGAAGGGCCACAACGGCACGGCCGGCAACGAGCGGGCGGACAAGCTGTCGAACGAGGGCAGGGCCATGGCTCTTGCGGCCGCCGGCGTCGAGGACACGGTGGAGGTGGAGGATCACCTCACTGCTGAATATCGGCAGATCATGGGGCAAGGGGATCTTCTGACGGAGGGGCGGCCAGTGCGCATCGTTGAGCAAGAGCTCGCGGTTGCCGACGCGGAGTATGATCGGCTGGGCGAGCGTCTGGCAGATGCCGAGGCGGACCAGGGTATAATTCTGGAGGCGCTGGAAAGCATGCTGCGCGCCGTCTGTGGGGAGACCGGTTTCGCAGCCGCAGTTCGAACCGACGCCGGCAAGGCCTATCCGTGGCCTGCCTTGGACGTGGCCGAGCAGAAAGCACGTGCCGCCCTCGAAGCCATCCGGCGCGCGAGGTGAGCATTGAGACGCGCCCCCAACGGCATCAACGTGCACCGCTTCCTCGAAGGATACGGGGTGAGGGTGCTGCCCTATCGCCTGAAGCGCGATCCGCGGCCGGCCAACGTCGTCTATGGCGGCCGTGAGATCGTGCGGCTGATCCGAAAGGACGAGGACAGGGCAGGGCTGGTGATCCGCTGCATCCAGGCGAGCAACCCGATCTGCTTCGACGATGTCTATCTCTGGTCAGTCTGGCGATTCCTTGCCGTCCATTTCAGCCAGAGCGCGGCGAGGGAAGCGATCGAGGCCTTCTCACGCGTTGATCTAGCCGAACTCAGAGAAACCGCTCAGCGGCTCGCTATTGGAGACGGCGGGGCTCTGGCGAAATCAACATCAGCAATCAGCATCGAGTTGGCGCGCGCCATTCTTACAGAGGAACATGCGGCATGACGAAGAGCACGGCAATGACAGCGGCGCAGGGGATGATCCTGGAGCGCCTTATCGAGGCCATGGAAACGGACATTGCGCTGCCGGTCCGGGTCGGGCCGAAGCAGTTCGGATCATCCATGCCTGACTACATCCACACGCCCAGCGAGATCTTCGCTCGAGAGCGCGAGGATTGGGCCGAGACGGCAGGCCAGCGCACCGCTTACGAGCGGAAGGCTGTGCAGGCTCAGCTAGAACGGCGCAGGCGCTGCTCGGCCGACAGGATCAGTCGCATGGAAGAGGCGTTCGGGTGGGTTCGGCACTTCATCTTCGATGAGGAAGCCCGCCAGGTCCTGCTTGCTTATGCCGAGGTGAAGGCGCGGGAATGGGACTGGAGCCGCTATCTGAACTCGCGGAACAAGCGCAATCCGCGGAAAAAAGCATGGGCTAAACGAACGGTTTACCGGTGGATTATCAGGTCAATACAATTGATTGAGGCCGGAATTTCCCAGAGAGGACCGCTCTGGCCCGCCCAGGCGGATTTACATGTGGCACACGGAAGGGCAAAACAGCCTGGCAAATCGATATCGTCGGATTTGCATGCGTGGACGGCTCCCGATGAAAATCCCGCTCTAAGGCGGCTGTAGATCCGGGGCGTCCTCAACGAAATCGGCTAAGACCCGAAGTATTTGAAAGGGCTAGCAGAATCCTTTAAGGTGGGATTTTGTCACCTTTTTGCGATTGGGATATAGCGTTGGATCGAAGCTTGCCGCCCTGTCCACTAGACGGAACGAGCGCGGGGGCATCCTGATCACAAAGAGGCATAGGCGCGGACGATCATCAGCGTAGACCGCGCGAGAACCATCACTTTGCAGTGAAGCCCACGCGATAAGGCTTCTCTTCAAGCTTCGGCATGGAGAGCAGCACAACGCTCATCTGGGTGTGGTGCTGCATAAGCTGGACAATGTTCCCGTCTGAATCTTTGCCGAGGAAGATCAGGATATCAGGGTTGGAGTAGCTGATCTGGCGGAGGTGAAATGGAGGTGCGCCTCCACCAATTACCTGGACGCCCAGTTCATAGTCCTCGGGTAGCCTGTCCTGGTGCGCCTCGATCATCTGCAGCATACGCTCATACATGTATTCGGCGGGGTTTTCTTCCCTGGCTGCAACCGCTGCAATGTTCCGGCTAGGTTGTTCCGTTGCGTTAACAAGTTCGTGCATGCTCGGCTTCCCGCTTGTGTTGGCCCGCCCCGGTCTTAGAACGCAGGACTTGAGTGATTGTGCCGGATGCTGTTGTCTAAGAGTTGCAATTCACTACGCCATCCTTCAGTCCTAGTTTTTGGTTTGAATGGAGAGGTTGAGATGAGAGTTGCGGCATCGATCACGCTGCTGGTGGTATGCATGGCGCTTCCCGCCGCCGCTGGAGAGATCACCGGACGAGCGTCCGTCGTCGACGGCGACACCATTGAAATTCGTGGCGAGCGCATTCGCTTTGACGGAGTCGACGCGCCTGAAAGCAAGCAGATTTGCAATAATGCAGCTGGGAGGCGCTACCGTTGCGGCCAGGTGTCAGCGACTGCGCTGGACGTGTTCCTGGAGAAGTCACGCCCGGTGACGTGTCAGACAACGGGCAAGAGCTACGATCGCATCGTGGCTGTCTGCAGGCGGGCGGATGGTGCCGAAGTCAATAGTTGGCTGGTAGCGAATGGCTTTGCCGTCGATTGGCCGAAATACTCGAATGGCAGATATGCGGCCCAGCAGAAGCGCGCGAAAGGTGCAAAGCTGGGGATTTGGGCCGGTGAGTTCGAAATGCCCTGCGCTTATCGCGGCCGGGCTTGCAACTGAAGTAACAGCTCCCTCCCGAGGAGACCACAGAGAGCCCGCTTCCGGAAACGGAGGCGGGTTTACTGTTCGCGCATCCTTGTTATCGCTTCAAGGCCACGGGGAAGACGTGACCGTTATGCCAGCATCACTGATATACTGGTCAAAGTCATAGCTGGATTGCAGCGCGTTCAGGAGCCTCCAAATATCGGCCTGCCGCTGGGGAACGCTCATTGTCTTATTGCTCGGCAGGGGAAGGCCGCAACGCGCGCCATCCACCAGCACCATGAGCGATCGGAGCACGGGTCGGCCGTTGTAGAGAAAGTCTATCCAGACGGAAGATGCGCTCGGGTCAGGGAAGTTTTTCGTCCATGGCTCTTGGAAGTTCTCTCTATGAGAAAGACCAAACGCGATGGATATGCGGAGATCCTCTTTGTAGCTAAAGACGGTGTGGTGCCCCTCAACCTCGAGCCACCTACTTCCATCGCTGGAGGACGTTTGTTCAAGGTGTTGCAGGAATGATGGACTATGGACGGTTGTCCAGTCTCCGACGTTGCTGGCCTGAACGGTGTTTAAGAAATCATCTAGTCTCACTTGATCCTCCGTGGTTTTGCTATGCCAGTCCTCAAAAACGCCCCCCACGAGAAGTTCGCTCAGGCGCTCGCTCAGGGCATGCCAGCAACCGAAGCATATGGTCAGTTGGACTTCAAGTTCGGCTATGGCGGCTAAGGTGGATTAGATGGGTCGCCTCCGGACGCTTAAGCCGCAGCTCGCCACCATGCCGCCACGTCTAGGCCCCGCGCCTGGTGACGAGAAGGCGAGGGACCGGGTACGGCGTGAGACGCAAGAGTATCGGGCTTGGTACAAGACGAAGCGCTGGGAACAGCTACGTTGGGAGATCCTGAAGCGAGACCGTTTCACCTGCCAGCAGACCGGAGTGCTCTGCACCGCCAAGGCACCAGCACCGCATAGCCCGGTCGTTGACCACATCCGCCCGCACCGCGGCGATCCTGATCTCTTCTGGGATCCATCGAACCTGCAGTGCGTAAACAAGGCCTACCACGATAGCGAGAAGCAGAAGGAAGAGCGCAAGGACCACAGACGTTAGAGTTCGGACCAACGGCAACTATGTAGCCATGGTCAAGATCGATGGCGAGGATAAGGGAACGGTGGGTCCGGGACCTGCCGTCGAGCGGCCGTTCAACATTCCCCATGGCGGCGTCCATACCGTCGAGATTGAGGAGCGAGCCGCGACTGAAGCCGAGGTCGAGGCGCTGAAGGCAGGTCAGGCGGCGATCTGACCGAGGAAGAGGGGGGCGGTCGAAAGTTCGGGAGGCGTTTTCCGGCGGACCCGCGTCCCCCTCATTCGCACAATTTTTTTGGAGCAGCGTGAATTTCAGCCATGGCCGGAAACAAAAACAGCGGACGCCCTGAGTATGCGCCGACTGACGACGAGCGCGAGAAGGTTCGGGTTCTCAAGGCCGGAGGCATGTCTAATGAAGCGATTGCGGAAGCGGTTGGCATATCAGAGCCAACGCTGCGCAAGCATTTTTCTTCGGAGCTTGATCGCGGCTCGGCAAAGGTGCGGGCGGACCTGCTGATGGCGCGCTATCGATCGGCGATGGGCGGCAACGTGGCGGCTCAGAACAAAATGATTGAGCAGGTCTCGGCGGCCCAGGTGCAGGAGAAGCGCGCACCGAAGGCTCAGAAGCTCGGCAAGAAGGAAGAGCAGAAGCTGGCCGCGCAGAACGTTGGCGGGCGGTTCGCGCCTCCCTCGGCGCCAAAGCTGGTGGTGAGCAACGACAAATGAGCTGGACGACAGCTTGCCCCGATTGGGAGAGGCGGATTATTGCGGGGGAGAGCCTCGTTCCGTTCGAGCCGCTGTTCCAGGACGAGGCTGATGCTGCGCTATCGGTGTTCAAGTCGCTGCGCATCGTAGATGCTCCGGGGAGCCCGAGATTCGGCGAGGCGTGCGAGCAGTGGGTGTTCGACTTCGTCGGCGCCATCTTCGGCGCCTATGAGCATGAGACGGCGAAGCGGCATATCCGTGAGTTCTTCCTGCTGATCTCCAAGAAGAACTCCAAGTCCACCATTGCGGCGGGCATCATGATCACGGCGCTGATCCGCAACTGGCGGCACTCCGCTGAGCTGCTGATCCTGGCGCCGACGCTCGAGGTGGCGAACAACAGCTACAAGCCAGCCGCGGACATGGTGCGGGCGGATCCGGAGCTGCAGGACCTCCTGCACATCCAGGACAACTTCAAGCAGATCACCCATCGGCTGACGCGGGCGACGCTGAAGGTGGTGGCTGCAGACACCGACACGGTCGGCGGCAAGAAGGCTGCCTTCGTTCTCGTCGACGAGCTCTGGATTTTTGGTAAGAAGCCGAACGCCGATGCCATGCTGCGGGAGGCGACCGGCGGCCTCGTCTCGCGGCCGGAAGGGTTCGTGATCTATCTGTCGACGCAGAGTGACGCGCCGCCGGCGGGCGTGTTCAAGGCGAAGTTGGATTACTTCAGGGACGTGCGCGATGGCGTCGTTTCTGACCGCAAGAGCCTTGGCGTGATCTATGAGTTTCCGAAGGCCATGCGGGAGGCAGAGACCTATCTGAACCCGCAGAACTTCTACATCACCAACCCGAACATCGGGCGCTCCGTGAGCCAGGACTGGCTTGAAGAGGAGATGGTGAAGGAACTGGCCGGCGACGGGGACACCATGCGCACCTTCCTCGCCAAGCACCTGAACGTCGAGATCGGCATGAACCTGCGGGCCAATCGGTGGCCGGGCGCCGATTTCTGGGAGGGCAGGGCAGACGAGACGATTGACCTCGAATCGCTACTGCACCGCTCGGAGGTGGTCGTGGTCGGGATCGACGGCGGCGGGCTGGATGACCTCTTCGGCCTGACTGTCATTGGCAGAGAGAAAGGCAGCCGCGACTGGCTGAGCTGGTCGCATGCCTGGTGCCACAAGGGAGTGCTGGAGCGGCGCAAGGCTATTGCCTCGAAGCTGCAGGACTTCAAGAAGGCGGGCCTGCTGACGATCGTCGACGACGAGCTCGATGACATCTCAGGGATCATCGAGATCATCTCCGACATCAAGGCACGTGGTCTGCTCGCCTCCGTGGCCGTGGACCCGGCGGGCCTCGGCGAACTGATCGAGGCACTGGCCGAGATCGAGGTGACGCAGGAGGCCGGCAATCTCATCGGTGCTCCTCAGGGCTATGCCATGATGAACGCGATCAAGACAGCCGAGCGGAAGCTTGCGAACGGCACCCTCCGTCACGCGCCCTCGGCCTTGATGGACTGGTGTGTTTCGAACCTGAAGATCGAGCCGACCGCCACTGCCATCCGCGCAACGAAGCAGAACGCGGGCGACGCAAAGATAGACCCGGTGATGGCGCTGTTCGATGCCGTCACCGTCATGAGCAGAAACCCAGAAGCACCGGGGGCCGGCATGGATGATTACTTCAAGAGTCTGGCAGGTGCCGCGTGAGCGTTGTCGACAAGATCAAGAGCGCGATCGTGCGCCGCCTGACGGTGCGGCAGCCGGATGGCTGGTATCCGGACGGCATGCGAGGCGATTCAGGCGAGGTGGTCACGGATGAGACGGCGCTGTCGCTCACGGCCGTCTGGGCGTGCGTGAACCTGCTGGCCGGCACCATCGCCAGCTTGCCACTCATGGTTTATCGCACCGATGCGCAGGGACGGCGGACGGTTGCGCGGGATCACAGGCTCTATCGCGTGCTGCACGACAGCCCGAACTACGACCAGACGGCAGTTGACTTCTGGGAATTCATCGGTTCCTCGCTGGAGCTTTGGGGCAACGCCTATGCCCGAATTGAGCGCAGTGACGGCCAGGTGATTGGCCTCTTCCCGATTGCGCCGCAGCTAGTGACGGTCCGCCGTAGGGCCAATGGCACCCTCGAATACCGCTGGAGCGAAGACGGGAAATCCTATGTCGAGACTGACCAGACGATGCTGCACATCCGCGGCTTCGGCGGCAATCCGCTCGGCGGCATGTCTACGCTGCACTTCGGGCGACAGTCGTTCGGCCTCGCGCGGGCCGTAGATCGGTCGGCGGCTGCGACCTTCAAGAACGGGATGCGCCCCTCGGTCCAGATCTCATTCACTGGCTGGCTGACGCCGGAGCAGCGGGCGATTGCCGAGAAGCAGCTGGCGGATCGGTATATCGGCGCCATGAACTCGGGACGCCCATTTATTGCCGAGGGTGGGGCAAAGGCCGAGGCCCTTTCGATGAACCCGGAAGACGCCCAGATGCTGGAAAGCCGCCGGTTTTCGATCGAGGAGATCTGCCGCATCTATGGCGTGCCGCCGCACATGGTCGGCCATACCGAGAAGTCGACCAGCTGGGGAACTGGCCTAGAGCAGCAGACCCTGGCCTTCCAGAAGTTCACTCTGGCGCGTCGCACGAGCCGCATCGAGCAGGCGCTGGAGAAGCAGCTGCTGACTCCGCAAGAGCGGGCGGCCGGTATCACCATCGAATTCAATATGGAAGGCCTCCTGCGCGGCGACAGCGCGGGCAGGGCGACCTTTTACCAGACCATGACGCAGATCGGCGCCATGACGATTAACGAAGTTCGCGCGCTCGAAAACCTGCCAGAGGTCGAGGGTGGCGACGTGCCCCGTATGCAAATGCAGAACGTGCCGATCACTGAGGCCGGCCAGCAGCCGCAATTGCCGGCGCCGAACAAGGAACAGGCTCCATGAAAACCAAGGATTTCGCCCTGCAGGTCAAGGATCTGTCGGAAGACGGCACATTTGAGGGGTATGCGTCCACGTTCGGTAATGTGGACCAAGGCGGCGACGTGGTCGAGCCGGGCGCCTTCATCGAAGGCCTTGTTAAGGCGAAGAAGGACGGGCGCTCCATCCCCATGCTGTGGCAGCACGATCAGCGCGAGCCTATTGGCGTCTGGGACGACCTCGCTGAAGACAGCAAGGGGCTCTATGTCTCCGGCCGTCTCATCCTCGATGGCGATCCGGTTGCGCAGCGTGCCTATGGGAAGCTGAAGGCAAAGGCCCTTGGTGGCATGTCGATCGGTTACCGGATCCCGCTTGGTGGCGAGGAGCCAGACGAAAAGCGTCGCGGCGTAACCCGCCTGAAGAAGATCGATCTCCGCGAGATCAGCCTTGTCACGATGCCCATGAACATCGAAGCAAGGGTCACCGCGGTAAAGCATGAGCGCATGGAAGAATTTGCCCGCCGGCTGCGTGACGGCGACCCCATGCCGATCAAGGATTTCGAGGACATCCTGCGCGAGGCAGGGGTTCCGAAGAGTATGGCCGTTGCGATCGCCTCGCACGGTTATGCCAAAGCCATTCGGAGCGAGTCCGAGGGCGAGAAGGCGAATGAACAGGCCGTGCGCTTCCTGCAGATGCTGAAGATCGGCTGACCCTCAATCCTCCGAAAAGGAAAAGACAATGCAGAACCACCGTATCCTCGCGGCGGCCAGCTTTGCCATGCTTGCCGCTGGCATGGCTCACCTCCGCTTCGCGCCCCGTGTCGTCTTCGAAAAGCCGAACGACCAGGGCGTTGACGTGAAGGCGCTCGCCGAAGATGTCACCAAGCAGTTCCAGAAGTCGTTCGACGAGGTGAAGGCCATTGCCGAGAAGGCAATTGCCGAAGCCAAGAAGGGCGTCGAGATGGCCGCCTCCGATAAGGAGAAGGCCGATGAGGCGCTGCTGAAGATGAACGGCCTCACGGAGCAGGTCGCCCAGATCGAGCAGAAGCTCGCGCGCGGCGGCAATGGCGGCAACCCGGAAGAGCAGAAGTCGCTCGGCCAGCAGTTCGTCAACTCCGAAGGCTTCAAGAGCTTCCAGGACGCAGGCTTCTCGAAGAGCCACGGCGCCGGCAGCATGAGCGTCAAGGCTACCCTCACCTCGGCCACCACGAATGCGGCGGGCTCGCTCGGCGCCGGAGTGCAGGCCACGCGCCTGCCGGGTATCGTCGAGCTGCCGCAGCGTCGCCTGACCATCCGCGACCTCATCACGCCCGGCCGCATGGACGGCAACTCCCTGGAGTATGTGAAGGAAACCGGCTTCAACAACAACGCCGGCATGGTCGCGGAGGGTGCTGCCAAGCCCTCGTCCGACCTGCAGCTGAGCCTGGTATCCACCTCGGCCAAGGTCATCGCGCACTGGATGAAGGCTTCGCGCCAGATCCTGAGCGACATCCCGCAGCTCGAATCTATGATCGACCAGCGTCTGCTCTACGGCCTCGCTTACAAGGAAGAGACACAGATCCTGAATGGCGATGGCACCGGCCAGAACCTGCTGGGCATCATCCCGCAGGCAACCGCCTACAGTGCGGCGTTCACGCCGACCGCAGAGACCGCCATCGACAAGATGCGCCTCGCCATGCTGCAGGCGGCCCTCGCCGAGTTCCCGGCGACTGGCCATGTGATGCACCCGACCGACTGGGCACGCATCGAACTGACCAAGGATGCCGGCGGCAACTACATCATCGGCGTGCCGCAGGGCAACATCGGCCCGACCCTCTGGGGTCTTCCGGTCGTGGCGACGCAGGCGATCAGCATCGACAAGTTTCTCACCGGCGCCTTCCGCCTCGGCGCCCAGCTCTTCGACCGCTGGGATGCCCGCGTGGAAGCAGGTTACGAGAACGACGACTTCACCAAGAACCTCGTCACCATCCTCGCAGAAGAGCGCCTGGCTCTCGCGGTCTACCGGCCGCAGGCCTTCATCTACGGCGACCTCGGCTACGTGGCCTAAGCCAGATCGGCTCATCATGGCGGGCAGTCTCCGGGCTGCCCGCTTCATGAACCGATGAAGCCAAAGGAGACTTCCAATGCCGAAATACAAGGTTCTGCGCCGGCATGACGGCGACAAGGAATATCACGATGGTGACGAGCGCACGCTGAGCAAGGCGGAAGCGAAGCACTTGGTCGATCTCGGCGTCCTGCAGGAGATCGGCGAAGACAGCGATCCCTCCGACGAGAATAACGGCGAGCGTACCGGTGGCGACACCGAAACAGCTCTGCCGGTCGGCAAGGCTGCCGAGGAGGTTGCCAAGTTCGAAGCCGCTCCCGCGAACAAGGCCGAGAAGACCTCGCCGAAGAACAAGGCAGCTCACTGATGTTTCGACCTGTTCTCGTCACCGCGTCGACGGTTAAGCCGGTCTCGCTGGAGGAGGTGAAGGCCGCTCTGCGCGTTGACGGAACAGACAGTGACGGCGAGCTGCAGCGCCTGATTGGCTCGGCCATCGCTCACTATGAGGGATGGTCCGGCCTTCTCGGCATCTCTCTTGTCGAACAGGAGTGGAAGCAGGATTTCGACTGCTTCAAGCAGGAGATGCGCCTCCCGCTTGGCCCCGTGCAGTCGGTCACCTCGGTGAAGTGGCGGAACGACGCCGGCCAGATTTCCACCGTCTCCGATGACAGCTACGCGCTGAAGGTGGACGGCGGCGGCCGCTCCTACGTCCGCTTCAAGAACAACTGGTCGACACCCTCCGATCTCTACGAAGTAGCGCCCGTCTCCATCGAATACATGGCTGGCTGGCCTGTCGTCGAAGCCAAGGCCACCACGCCCGACGACATCAAGACGGCGATCATCCTGCATGTGCAGAAGAACTTCGACGAAGCGGCGCGCGAGAACGCGCTGCAGATCGAGCGCATCGAGCGCGACCTGATTTCCAAATACCGAGCCCCCATCTTCTGAGGAACCTGACATGGCTTCTACTCGCGCCCGCAAAGAACGTGTCGCCAGCTACATCGGCGCCGGTGTCATCGGCGGCGGCAACAATCCGCAACCGACACCTGGCGCGCTGGAGCTGTCGGGCATCCTGGCAAACGGTATTGCCAGCACCGGTATCATCAAGAACGCGGCGAGCGGCTCGACCCTCTCCAGCAATGTCGCGGGCCTGACCATCAACAGCGCAGCCCGCACCTATTCCTTCGATGGCTCGGCGCCGGCCGGTGATGTGGCGAACGGTCTCGTCGAAACGGTCGGCGGCGTTCCGACCAATACACCTTGCAAGGTGCTGCCGGCGGCCACTGGTACGCTCAAGCCTTCCGGTCGCCTGTTCTTTGCGAACCAGCTCGCCATCTTCATGATCCTTGCGGGCTATGCTTCGACCTCTGTTCTGACCGTGACCTCGGATGACGGGACTGCTCTCACCGTCACGACGAACAGCCAAGGCTATCCGATCGTCACCGGAACCTTCACCACTCCGGGCGTGAAGATCCTGACAATCACGGAAGCTCTTCAGGGTGGTGGCTCCAACGTTTCCACTTGGCCTGTCGTCGTTCGCGCCACGCCTGCAGCTCCGACCCTTGCGAAGGCAAAGCAGACGGCGGCTAAGATCGCGGCAAGCGTCGCGGCACGCGTTCCACTTGCCGTCGGTCCGACGCCGCCGGTGATCAGCTTCAACTCCGGCAACTCCCTCGTCAATGGCCGCACGCAGGCGCAGGGTGGGCAGGTGGCAACCACGGCTGTTCCGGATGGTCAGCGAGGCGTTGCGCTGCAGACGGCGCTGGCGCAGGGCTACATCTATGCTGACACTACGGTAGGCTCCAAGGCGTTCGCCACCGGCACGTCGAAGCGTTTCATCTTCAACGGCACCCGCTTTGACTTTCGTGCCTCGTCCAGCTCGGGCAATGGCGGCTTCCAGATCATGGTGCTCTACACTGAGGACGCCGACGCCGCGAACCCGACCTGGTACAAGGCAACGGCTGTTCCGTCCTCGATCAAGAACGGCACCTTCTATGTCGACGTAAACTTCCCCGGACCGCCGGCTCGTGTAAACAGTCGCGCTGTCGAGATCGTATTCGGCGAGCTGACGGCAGGCTTCGGCTTCAACTTCGACTATGGCAGCTCCGCTCCGCCGGCCCTGGCCGTCGACAAGCCGCGCATCGCGGCCTGGAACGACAGCTACGAGTTCGGCGGTACCGGATCCGATCTGACAATCGGCTCTTCCTCCGGTATCGCGGCGGAGCTTCTGGGCACGCCGAACGTGGTGCTGCTGGGCCACCGAACCAACGCCTGGACGCGCCTCGGTGGCACCACCGGTGTCCACGCGTATGTCGCGGATCGCTTCGGCTCGAACCCCTGGGGGTTGGCAGAGGTCACACGCTTTGGTCACCTCGACATCGCCTTCGACCACATGTCCATCAATGACAATGTGAGTGCCGGGTTCAGCGCCTTGCCGAGCGGAGGGAATGCTCCGAAGTTCAACAATGCCGGCGGGTCGAACAGCTTCGTCGCCGGCACGATTGCTCATCCCGCATGGCTGAAGCTCGCGTTCCAGCGTCAGCGCCTCGCCCAGCCGGAAATGCTGATCGTGGTCGACATGGGCTGGGGCGGCCCGGATGCGCAGCCGAGTGCTTCTACGCAGCAAGGGATCAGGGATGCATTCTCCGCTGTCTTCGACAGCGATCCGGCCGCGATCCTCGTCAACTGGATCGACGGCAGCTATCGCTGGATGGGGCAGTCCTTCCCCATTCCGGGCTTCACCGCGCCGCTCGTCCCCTCAGGGGCCATCGGCTCCAGCCCCTACTTCAACTCGAATGTCGACGCTGTCGTCACCGGCAGTGTCACAGGGGATGTGCTGACGGTGACCGCTGTCACATCCGGAGTGGTGCAGAAGAACGCCGCGATCTCTGCGCTCGGTAGTGTCCGCATCCGGGACTTCGGCACTGGTACCGGAGGCGTGGGAACATACCTCCTGCAGTATGCGCCCGGTGATCAGGCTTCCGGCACCGTTACGCTTGCCGCCGACAAGGATCATCCGACTGATGCGGGTGTCCAGAAGGTCGGCGAGCTTCGCGCTGGGGCGGTGCAGTTCCTGGCCGGCAAGATTGCCGCGGCCTGAGGTGAAGCCATGGACGCGATCGATGCCATCTCCGCCATGCGTTCCAAGCTCGACGAGCTGGAGCGGTCGCTGAAGCCAGCGCATGCCGTTGACCCGTTCCCGAAAGACGGGCTGCATCAGACCCTTCATTCAACTTTCAAGGAACGCCCGATCTTTGCAAAGGGTAAGGCGGTGCAGCTTCCAAAGGGTGCGACGCCTCCCGGCCTCGATGACCCGGAGTTTCAGTGGCGGGCGGGGTTGCTCAATGCGACGCTCGGGGGAGGCCTTAAGGCGGCAGCGTGGCGGCCGGACAAGCCATATCCCGGCTTCTCCACGATCCCGGTCAACAAGGAGGCGCAGAGCTATCCCAACCAGGACGCCATCGATCTGACGGGCGTTGACCCAATATTGAGCGACGGCGAAAGCCTGATCCTGACGGCATCGCGGATGACGCCGGAGTATCGATCGCAGGCGCCGGCCGGCAGCACGGCGGAATATGTATCCGGTGCCTTCATCAGCTATCCCTACTCGCAGTGCTACGGCATCTTCGAATGGGAGGTGCAGATACCGCAGGGGCGAGGCCTCTGGTCTGCCGGTTGGCTGATGCCGGCGAACATGGCGCGGCTTCCCGAACAGGATGTATTCGAGATCCTCGGGCATGACATCGGGGCCGCCCATACAACCGTCCACTTCGCTGGCGCAGGCGGCAAGAAAACGGCAGCGCATCAGGCAAATGCAGTCCGGAACCTGTCTCAGGGCTTCCACACGTTCAGCTACTACTGGAGCCGGGAGAGGCTGAAATGGGCTGTGGACGGCGAGATCCTGTTCGACGTGCCGACGCCATCCGATCTGATCGACAACCCGGCCTATCTGATCACCAACCTTGCCGTTGGCGGCGAGGGGAGCTGGCCAGGCCCGCCGAATGAGCTGACGCAGTTCCCGGCGCAGATGAAGATCCGTTCCATCAAGGCATGGGCTCTCTGAGCCCTTTCCCTCGCGAGTACAGGAGATGCCCGTGCGCGTCCGGTTCAAGGAAAATTTCGACTACAAGCCCACTCGTCAGAGCACGGTCGCCTACAAGGCCGGCATGGAGCTGACCGTGAAGCGCGAGTGCGCCGAGCAGGCTATCGCGGCCGGGAAGGCCGTGGAGGTGAAGCGCGAGGAGCGCACGACAGATGGCAGCGAATAGCCCGACCGCGCAGGAGCTGCAGCATCGGGTTTCCTTTGCCAAGCGAGGCTCTGTCAGTGACGGCTACGGCAACACCGAGGGTGGGTTTGAAGATCAGTTCACGGTCTGGGCAGCATTCCGTCCCCGCGGCGGCTCTGAGGCTGTTGTGGCCGCGCGGCTGGAAGGCCGGAACATTCTCGGTGTCTATGTCCGCTCCTCGGATCAGACGCGGCAGATCGAGAGCGACTGGCGGATGACCGATGTCAGAACCGGCACGGTCTATGCCGTGAAGATCGTTGACGCTGTCACCAATCGCCGCTTCGTCTATCTCGAAGCGCAGACAGGAGTGGCTGCCTGATCAGCTCAGGCTTCACCGCCTGATTGGGCAGCGAGCATCCGATCAATGGACGCCAAAACCTCGTCTAACTTGGTGATGACAGCGAGAATGTCTTCCTGAGAAAGGGCGATGCGATCAGAGCTAATGAAATCCGCGGCACTCAGGACCATTCTGGACCGGTCTTTCTCAACGCGCCGCTTAAATGACCTCAGTTTCTCGAGATCGGGCTTTGCTTGCTTCTGGTAGAAGCTGAGCGTCTTCTCTACGCCGGCCAGGTTGTCGAGTTGGCGTTTCAAGCGCTCGGGTAGCGCTTCATCTTTTCGCTGCGAGCGTAGCTGTTGATTCGTGACATGAGAGGCCGGCTTGCCGTTGATGAATGCCAGCGCCTCCTGCATTGCCGCCTCTTGCGTGGCGTAGGATTCGGAAAAATAGGGATCATCCTCGCCATCGGTGTTGGCGATGCAGAATTTCCATGAGCGGCTGGAGCCGAACACGGTAATCCGCGAATTGCCTATGATCCGCATGAGGTTTCCATTCTCAGAAACCTGCCATGTATCGCCGCTGGGTATCTGCTCCGGCTGCCTTACCCGAGTTGATGTCGGGTTCTGCTTCTGCCGGAGGGACCACCATATGGCTAACCCAAGCAGGATGCCGAGCGCTGCTAGATAGATCATGGCTGCTGCTTTCGAGGTTTGAGGAGCGAGACGGATGAAGTTCAAGGCGAAAGTACTTGGGCGAGAGAAGGTAATGCAACTGCTCAATGGGATAGTTCCAGAAGCTGAGAAAGAGTTGGCAAAGGCGCAGCTTAAGGGTGCTCAGCGACTTGCCGGCAAGATCAAGGAACGCTCTCCTCGCCCGCTTACCGGCGCCTATAGAGCAAGCATACAGGCTGATCGTCTCGCTGATCGGCCAAATGAGCGAGCATTGGGACGCGGTGCCTCTAACGGCAACACGAAGGACCCAAACGCAACTGGCGTTTTCGCTGACTACATCTGGCGCTTCCATGAGTTCGGGACCGTTCACATGAACAAGCATCCTCACATCTTCCCGACCTATCGGCAGGAGAAGCCAAGAATCCGCAGGGACATGGCTGCTGCTGTCCGCAAAGTCGTCAAGAAGGCAAAGAGCTGATCCATGGCATCACCATCGCTTGAGCTGCAGGGCGCCATCTTTGAGCGCCTGACGGGATCGGCTGGCTTGTCCACGCTCGTTGGGAACCGGATCTATGATGCCGTCCCGCAGGCGAAGGTCTTTCCCTACGTCACGATCGGAGAGGGGGACGAGACCAGCGACGACGCCGATTGCATCGACGGCTTCGAGATCTCGCTCGACATCGATGTCTGGTCCCGCGCCGAGGGCTTTCCTGAGGCCAAGCGCATCAGCGACGAGATCCGGAAGGCGCTCAAGTCGCCGGAGCTGACCCTGCCGACAAATGTCCTCGTGGACTTCCGCCACCGCCAGACCCGGTTCCTCAGAGATCCGGATGGCCTCACCTCGCATGCCGTGATGACCTTCGAAGCCTTCGCGGAACAACCCTAGCACCTCTGGAGAAACTACCATGGCAAAGGCCACTACCATCAAGGGCGGGAAGTTCCGCGTCCTTATCGGCAATGATGCGACCCCAATCGTCTATGCGGCTCCGTGCGGCTTTACCCAGCGCTCGATCTCGCTGACGAAGGGTCTGGAGGAGGTGAACATCCCCGACTGCGACGATCCCGACAAGGTCGACTGGGTCGGCCGCGATGCCACCTCGCTCTCCATGAGCATCAGCGGCGAGGGCGTCCTCGCGTCGGAAAGCGTCGACACCTGGCTTGAGGCATGGGAAAGCCTCGATTCCGTTCCGGTGAAGGTCGAGTGGGAGTTCCCCACGAAGACTGTCACATGGACCGGCTTCATGCAGGTTGAGACGCTGGAAGCAGGCGCCGCCAATGCCGGCCGCGCCACGCTGAACGTCTCGATGCAGAGCGACGGCGAAATGGTCCGCGTTACCACGGCCACGCCCTGATGAGCCGCGACGGATCGTGCGAGCTGGTCTTCAACGGCCAGCGGACCTTCTTCAAGCTCGCCTGGCGCGAGCTTATGAAAATCCAGGAGGCCTGCGACGCAGGCCCTTATGTCGTCCTCGATCGTCTGGTGAGCGGCCGATGGCACCTTCAGGACATCTCCGAAGTCATCAAGTGGGGCCTGATTGGCGGCGGCATGAAGCAGTCGCAGGCGCTTCATCTCGTTGAGACGGAAGTCGAGGGGAGGCTGCCGACGGAGAACCTGGTGATAGCCCAGCAGATCCTCGGCGCTGGGCTGGTCGGGGCGCCGGAGGAAGACGCCGGAAAAAAACCAGAGGCGGCAAGTCAGGAGGAGACGATCCCCTCCCGAACGGAAAGCTCCGATTTGCCGCCATCATCGCCAACGGAATAGTGATGGGCCTGTCGCCACAGGAGGTGCTGGGCCTGTCAGTTTTCGAATTTCTCTCAGCTCTCGATGGCTTCGCTCAGGCGAATGACCCCGAGGGCGAAAAGGCCTTGAGTGAGAGCGAGAAGAACGACCTTTGGACGTTTATTCAGGACGCGTAGGCATCGTTTCCAAGGGGACGACTTTGGTAGCTGCAGCGGGTATTGGATACGTTGTAACCTTTGCCGCCTCCAGCGCCACCACAAGGTGTCTCATTGGAATCAGCACCGATAACGCCTCAGCGTTCTTCGCCTCCTGTTGAAGCCGCTTAGCTGCTGCCGTAGTTCGCAACTGATACGTGCGTTTCGCTATGTCTGCGGTGGTGGCAAAAAGCTCCCTCAGGCCCAATGGCACAAGAGCAACCTTGCTCTTGTCTTTGTCTTTATAAAACTCGCATGTTTGAACATCGCGAAGCGGCGCGTTGTATTCGTTCACGGCGTCATAGGTGACGATAACCTCTGGCCCGACAATTGCCGAAGAAACTCTCTCATAGCTCTTCGGCGCTTTTAGTAGATGCTTAATCGCCACTTCGCAGACCTTCAGCGCTGGATCGGCCTCATCAGCAAGGGCGCTGACCGCGAACAGCACCAACATCAATCCGCCTAAACTGATAGCTTTCATTGGAGGCTTCCTTGGCAACTGACAACGAGCAGCTTGTCCTTAGCATTAGTGCCGACACTCGACAAATCCAGCGACAGCTAAAGTCGCTGGTTGGGCAGACGGCGGCCAATACGAAGGCAATCGAAGAAGCTTTCGCAGGTATAGACAAGGCAGCCTCAAAAGCCTTCGACGGCGTAGCGGCCAATGGAAACAAGGCGCTCGGCAATACCGGCAAGGAAGCGAAGAAGCTCGGCGATGCCATGAAGGGATCGCAGACGCAGGTGTCCAACATGGCGGCTCAGCTGCAGGATATCGGCGTGCAGCTGGCAGGCGGCCAGTCGCCCTTCCTGATTGGCGTGCAGCAGCTCTCCCAGATGAACCTCGGGGCAATGGGTGTCCGCGGCACGCTGTCTGCCGTAGCCGGAGCGGCTGCGTCCATCGTCAGCCCGATCAACCTTGCAGGCCTCGCGATCATCGCGGCCACAGGCTATGCGGTGCAGTACTTTACGAGCCTCGGTGATGACGCTGGTAATGCTGAGGAGGTTCTCAAAGCTCACGCGGAGCTTATCAGCCGGCTGAAGGATGCCTACGGCGAAGCCGCAGAGGGCGCCGCTGAATACGCGAAGGAAAGCAAGGTCATCCTCGCCAACGACGCAAGAACTGCCATTCGAGGCTTTAGGGGCCGGCTGCAGGATGATGCCAAGTCTCTCAGCGGTATGCTGGGCGAGATCGACCCGGATGACTACCGCGACTACTCCTACATCCTGAACGAGCTTCGCTCGGCCATGGCCGATCTTCAGCAGTCGGCAGCAAGAGGTGCGCCCGACATCAAGCGCTTCCTCGAGGAGCTGATCAGGATCAAGGATCTGCCGGGCACGCCTGACGACATCAAGGAACTGATCGACTCCATCATCAGCACAGGCAAGGAGAGCGTCACAGCGCAACGTGACCTCCAGCGGCTTGAGAGGATCATGAGAAGCGTCGGCACCGTCGCGCAGGGCCAGGCCGAGCAGTTCGACAAATTCTCGGACGCGATCGGCCGCCTGGCTGATAGCGGCCTCGCGAAGCTCTCCGAGATGGAGCAAGCGGTTAAAGACTATCACGAGGCCCTGAGGAATGCGCAGGGCGCCGAGGATCGCGCCGCCGCGAATGCTGCCTTCAATGCAGCCAAAGAGCGGATCCAGTACCAGGAGGTAAACGGATCAGATGCGGCGCGGATGATCCGCAATTTCGAGACCTTCAGTGCCAACGCCTATGCGGACACTCGCACGTCCACCGGCAAGTTCGACCGCTATCGTGTCGGCTTTGGCAGCGATACCACTACCCGCGCGAATGGCATGATCGAGAGCGTGACGCAGGACACTGTCGTCACCCTCGAAGATGCGGAGCGTGATCTCTCTCGTCGTATCGTTGAGTTCCAGTCCGGTATCCAGCGCGCCATCGGCGTCGAGACCTGGAAGAGCCTTTCCGAGGGGCAGCAGGCGGCGCTCACTTCCATTGCCTACAACTACGGCTCCCTGCCCGACAGCATCGTCAAGGCGATCGAGAGCGGCGGCGGGCCTGAGAAGGTGGCGAATGCCATTGCGGCCCTGTCCGCAAATCCTGAGCGGCGGAAGCAGGAAGCTCAAGCCTACCTCTCCGGCACCGGCATTACGATGACGGAGGCCGGCCTCGGCAAACAGAAATCCCCGGCTGAACTGTTCCAGGGCGACCTGGCGCAGGTGCAGCAGCGGATCGACGCGCTCAATGCGCAGTACGCCGCCCAGTCGAAGCTCAACCCGCTGATCGATGACTACGGCTACGCCATCGAGAAGGCCCGCATCCAGCAGGAGCTACTGGCTGAGGCGCAGAGAGCCGGCGTCAACGTGACGCCGGAGATGGCCGCGAGCATCGAAGCACTCGCCGAGAACTATGCGCGAGCGTCGGCAGCGAGCGATCAGCTGCGGGCGTCTCAGCAGCAGGCGGTACAGGCGGCGCACGAGTGGAGCAGCCTTGGCCGCGATATTGTCGGCGGCTTTGTCAGTGACCTGCGCAATGGCGCATCGGCTGCAGACGCACTTTCCAATGCCCTCGGCAAGGTCGCAGACAAGCTGATCGAGATGTCGCTGAACTCGATCTTCGGTGACAGCAGCGGCGGCAACTTCCTGTCCAGCCTTTTTGGCGGCGGGGGTGGCAGTGCCTTCCCTGCAGCACCAACGAGCGGCGTCGGGCTGTTCGACGAGGGCGGCTACACCGGATCCGGCGGCAAGTATGAGCCTGCCGGTCTCGTCCACAAGGGCGAGTATGTCTTCGACGCGGAGGCCACCCGGCGCATCGGGGTCAGAACGCTAAAGCGCCTGCAGGGCTATGCCAATGGCGGCCTGGTGGGACGCAGGAGCAGCTTGGGCTCCATGGGCGGGCCTGAGTTCAAGGTGAACATCATCAACAATGCCGGCGCGCAGGTCTCGCAGAAGACGAGGCAGACGGCTGGCGGCGCGCAGCTCGACGTGATGATCGACGAGGCGGTTGCTGCCAAGCTCTCGACGCCTGGCTCGCGCTCGCGGGCGGCGGTGCAGACGCAGTTCGGCACGAAGAACGGATTGGCGAAGCGATGACGACACCTGCCTGGCCTTCCAGCCTGCCGCACTGCTTCACGACCGACTCCCATTCGGAGGAGGGCGCGGACAACGTGATCTACTCCGAAGTGTCGGTCGGGCCTGCCAAGGCGCGGCGGCGCACAACGGCGCAGCCTTGGAGCATGGGCGGGACGCTGAGAATGAGCGCCGATCAGTATCTCGCTTTTCAGGCCTTCCTGCGGGACGAGATCGCCGACGGCGCGTTCAGCTTCACCTTCCCGGATCGCCTCGGCGGCCCGGATCTCCTCGTCCGCATCACGACGCCGCACAAGGCCACGCGCTCCGGCGCCAAGTGGAACGTGTCGCTCGTGCTCGACGTGATGCCATAGGTGGTTCATGCCAAGACAGCTTTCGCCCAGCTTCATCTCCGGCGCATTCGCGCAGGAGACTGACGAGGTTCTGGTCTGCCTGCTCACGATCACGCACGAGGACCTGGCGCTCCCGCTCTACCTCTCATCGGACCCGACGACGAGGCTGTCGGAGAACCCGCTCGCCTATGGCACGTCGAGCCGCGGCAACATGCATCTGTTCCTGCCGTTCGAGTTCACGCTGCCCGACGACATGTCCGACAGCCCGCCGCGCGTGCAGCTGTCCATGGACAACACTGACCGTCAGCTCGTGGCACTCCTGCGGAGCATCTCCACACCCGCCTCAATCAAGGTCGAGATCGTGCTCGCCTCCGATCCTGATTTCGTCGAGCTGACGCTTCCGGCCATGCAGCTCGGCGATGTAACGATCGAGGAGGGGCGGATTTCTGCGAACCTGGTGGCAGACAACCTGATCAACGAGCCGCACCCGGCCGGATCCTTCACTCCTGGCTCATTCCCCGGCCTGTTCTGATGGAAGCATTCATCGGCATTCCCTACGTGCCCCATGGGCGCGACTATACCGGCGCGGACTGCTGGGGGCTCCTCTATCTGTTCTACCGGGACCGGCTGAAGCTGGCGGTCCCATCCTATTCCGCCGAGATGGAAGAGCGCCGTTTCTGCAAGCAGGACATCGCGCCGCTGATCGGCCGGGAGCTGCAGCACTGGGATCCGGTGTCCGTCCCCCATTTGGGTGATGCCGTCCTGCTGCGCTCCGGCCGGCATGAGACCCATGTCGGCGTGTTCATTGGTCGCAACCGTCTTCTCCATAGTGAAGGGCCCACGCCATCCGTGATCGAGCGGCTGGACGATCTTCGCATCCGTAACCGCATTGTCGGCTTCTACAGGCTCAAAACATGCTGATCACCAGAACCGACCAAGCCGAGATCATCTCTCCGGATCAGCGCGTCGATGTCTATGTGCGCCCCTCTCCGCTCAGGCAGGAGGCGCTTCACCTGGCTGTTGCCGCAGGCGCCTCCCTGCAGGAGATCGTGGAAGAGGCCAGGGCGGCGTTCCGGATCTCCGGCGCTGACCGCTACCTGCATGTGACGCTGAATGGGCATGTCGTCGAGCATCAGAACTGGGCGCGCGTGCGCGTCAAGCCGGGCGTGACGGTCAATGTCGTTCGCGTGCCGAGCGGTGCCTTCCGCAATCTTCTCGCCGCCGTCGTCGCTGTGTTCGCGGCCATCGCAGCACCCTGGCTCGCGACCGCCTTCGGCTTCATCGCCGGTACCGCAGCATACAGCACTGCCGTCACCGTGATCGGCGCCGGCATCACTATGGCCGGCGCTCTTGCGGTCAACGCGCTCTTTCCGCCTGCCAAGCCTGGCGAAGACAAGACCACGCCGCTCTATTCGATCGGCGGCGGGCAGAACCAGGCGGCGCAGTTCGGCGCCATTCCCTTCGTGTTTGGCACGCACCGGCTCTCGCCGCCTTATGCCTCCGGGCCTTATAGCGACCTCAGCGGCAGTGACCAGTACTTGCGACTGCTCTTCTGCCTGGGCTATGGCCCGATGCAGATCTCCGACATCAAGATCGGCGAGACGCCGATCGACGACTTCGACGGCATCAGCTACCGCGTGATCGAGAACCATCTGACGGAAGCGCTGACGCTCTACACGCAGCCGACCTATGAGGAAAGCCTGTCGATCCTGCTGACAAAGAAGGACGGCTGGTCTTCCCGTACCACTGCGGAGCGCGTGGACGAGGTCTCGGTCGACATCAGCTTTCCCTCCGGGATCTACCGCTACAAGGATGATGGCGACAAAGTCAGGTACACCGTCGAGGTGCTCATCCAGTACCGGAACGTGGACAGCGGATCCTGGATGGGCGCCGGCACGGTCAAAGTCACGTCCTCATCGACGCAGGCAATCCGCCGCACGGTGCGCTGGAGCGTCCCGAACGGCCAGTATGAAGTCCGTGTGCGCAAGGCCTCCAGCGACTACGAGGGTGGCGACACGGTTTCGGAAACGACTTACTGGTCGGCGCTCCGCGCCCGGCGCGTGCAACAAGTCATCAGGTTCGACAAGCCGCTATCGTTCATCGAGATGCGCATCAAGGCATCGAACGAGCTTTCCGGCACGGTCGACCGGTTGAACTGCATGGCCTCGATGCTGATCCGCAAGTGGAACGGGGCGGAATGGATAGGTGGTCAGGTCACCAGCAATCCGGCCGACCACTTCCGTGAGGTGCTGCAGGGCACGGCCAATGCGCGTCCGGTCGCAGACGAGGCAATCGATCTTGCGGGCCTTCAGGAATGGCACGACTACTGCCGGGAGAAGGGCTTCACCTTTAACCTCGTTACCTCCGAGGCGTTGTCGGTCTATGAGCGGCTGACGCAGATCGCGGCGGCCGGCCGTGCCGCTGTCTCGCTGCGCGACGGCAAGTGGGGCGTGGTCTGGGACCGCGAGGATGATGTCGTGGTGCAGCACTTCACGCCGCGCAACTCCTGGGGTTTTTCCAGCACGCGCGCGTATGTCGACCTGCCGCACGGTTTCCGCATGGCCTTCATCAATGCGAAGAACGGCTACTTGAACGACGAGCGCATCGTCTATGACGACGGCTACAGCGAGAGCAACGCGACGAAGTTCGAGGGGCTCGACTTTCCGGGCGTCGTGGATCCCGATCTCATCTGGCGCCATGGCCGTTTCCAGCTCGCCCAGCTCCGGCTGCAGCGCGAGACGTACTCGCTGAACACCGACTTCGAGAACCTCGTCTGCACACGTGGCGACCGTGTTAGGGTCAATCACGACGTGGTGCTCTGGGGCGCAGGTGCCGCGCGTGTGAAGCAGGTCTCCAGCAGCCCGGATACCGTCACTATCGACGACACTTTTACCATGGAAGCTGGCAAGACTTACTCCATGCGCTTCCGGCTCGCCGATGGGTCCTCGCTGGTTCGCACCATCGTGGGTGTCGCCGGCGAGCATTCCGTCTTCACGCTTCACGGCGAGGGGGCATTGCCTGCCAAGGGCGATCTCCTGATGTTCGGGCAGAACGGGTTCGAAAGCGTGGTGCTCAGGGTCAAGAGCGTGCAGGCCCAGCCGGACCTGACCGCGAAGCTTGAGCTCGTCGATGACGCGCCTGCGATCACTCAGGCTGACAAAGGCACCATCCCGCCGTTCGAGACCGGCATTCCGCCGCTGGTGAACTACCAGGACTATGCGCCGAGCCAGCTTGTGGTGATCGAGGAAGTCGAGAGCGTCGTTCCTCCGCGCTCGGTGTTGCGCCTGTCTTGGACGGCACCGACTGTGGCGCAGGTTCAGTCATACCTGACACAGATCGCGCTGAAGGGAAGCGAAGACTGGTCGCAGGCCTATATCTCGTCCATCCCCTCGGTGGATATCCCGAACATCGAGGCGGGGCTCTATGACGTCAGGGTGAGGGCCATGTTCCAGAACGGTCAGCCCTCAGGCTGGCTGTTCGGCACCGCCGAGGCCGGCATCTTCCGCGAGCGGCCGGCGCCGGTCACGGGCTTCCGTGTCGCTGTCGCCGGTGATGTGGCGATACTGCAATGGGATGAGCAGACGGATCCTGCCGTCTCGCACTACCAGATCCGCTTCACGTCCTCACTCGTCGGTGCAAGCTGGGTCACCGCGTCTAGCCTAAGGGAGAAGGCTACCGGCAACCAGGTGGTCGTTCCCGCCATGCGGGGCACCTATCTGATCCGCGCTGTCTCGCGCGCCGGAGCCACCTCGGCTGAAGATGCCATGGTGGTGAACGGCATCGACCCAATGACCTCGTTCAACGCGATCGAGACAGTGACCGAGTCCCCGACCTTCCCCGGCGAGCGGGACCGGACGCATGTGCTCGGTTCGACGCTCCGCCTCCTGACGGCCGGCGACTTCTTTGCCCCGCTCGACTTTTTCGCGGCTGACGATTTCTTCCTTTCGGGGGGCGGTTACGAGCCGATTGGCTATTACGAGTTCGACAACGTGATCGACCTCGGCCAGGTCTACACCTCGCGCGTCTCGGCCGATATCAGGGCCTTTGGCGAGCGTGCTGGAGACGATGTGTTCGAGCGCCCGGACTTCTTCGCAGTCACGGACTTCTTCGGCGTCGAGATCGGCGACACCTGGGGCGTTCGGGTCGAGGTCTCCACGACGCCCGACGATCCGGCCGGAAGCCCTGTCTGGTCCGATTGGACGCAGCTCATCGCCGGCGATGTCTCGGCGCGCGCCTACCGGTTCCGCGCGGTGCTGAGAAGCGGCCAGTTCGACATTACGCCTGTCGTTACCGTTCTCTCGGCATCGGTGGACATGCCGGATCGTGTGGTGGCGGAAAGCGATCTTGCTGTCTCGACCGCAGGTCGCGTGATCAGCTTCACGCCGCCCTTCCATTCTCTGCAGGGGATCTCGATCGCCGCGCAGGGGATGGCGAGCGGCGACTACTACCAGATCTCCGGCAAGAGCAATGCCGGCTTCACCATCATCTTCAGGAATGCGAGCGGCACGCCGGTGGCGCGCACGCTCGACTATGTCGCCAAAGGATACGGAACCAGACAATGAGCCAGCCAGCAGATTGGAACGTGCCGACAGTCGGCCCTGCATCGCCAACCGAGATGGCGAGCAGAATGAGCGGCAGTCTTGATGCATTGCTTTCCATGCATTCAGGCTCGGTCCGGCCAGACTATGCCTTGGCAGGAACGCAGTGGGCCGACACTTCGGTCGCAGGCAAGATCTCGGTCAAGCTCTATGACGGCACGGCGGACCGCGTGCTCTACGTCATCAACACTGCAACTGGCGAAGTCACGTTCGGTGATGCTGGCAGTTTGCTTCACATCCGCGATCAGAAGGCGTCCGGCACGCCTGGCGGCTCTGCGGTGGCTGGGGTGCAGGCCCGAAGCCTGAACACTGTCGTAACCAACACCATCGCAGGAGCGTCACTGTCTGCGAACCAGATCACGCTTGCGGCCGGCACCTACGATGTCGAAGCATTCGCGCCCGCCTGGCGCGTCGACGGCAGCAAGGTCTGGCTGCGCATCGCGGGCGCGGGAACGGTTCTGCTTGAAGGCGCTTCGGTCTTCGGCGCTTCCGTGGATGGTACGATCATTCCCTATGTGAAAGGGAGGATCACTCTCAGCGAGTCCACCGTCATCGAGCTGGCGCACCACACCACGCTCTCCACCTCCTCTGTCGGTCTCGGCCAGCCTGCCAGCATCGCTGGCCGCCCCGAGATCTATGCCGAAGCATTCTTCAAGAAGGTCGCCTGATATGCCTCACGCTCTCGTTCAAGATGGTGTCGTCGTCCAGCTCGACCTGACCGGGAATCCTCCTGAAGGTTTTGTGCCGGTATCTGCCTCGGTCCAGCCGGGCTATCTGTTCGATGGCTCTGACTTCCTGCCACCTGAGCCTGTTGGGAACGGCACCCCTAAGACACGTACTTACAAAGCCGATATCTGGCGGAGGGCGACAGATGAAGAGGCGGAGCAGATCGATGCCTTGCTGAACTCTCAGCCGGTTCGCCTCCGGCGGCTCTGGGCGGACGCGTCCTTCCTGTCCACCACGGACGAACTCTTCATGCTGATCCTCGCCGGCGCGGAGCAGCTATTCGGGCCGGCGCGCGCCGCGCAGTTGCTTGAGCCGACAGAGTGAGCTCTCTCACCATCAAAGGAACATCCCATGCAGGTCATCGACCCAGCAAACGAGTTCGCGCGTTCGCTCAAGAAGGCGCTGGTGCATGAGGGCGGGTTTTCCGATCATCCGGACGATCCTGGCGGCGCTACCATGCGCGGCGTGACGCAGCGCGTCTTCAACGAGTGGCTGATCGCCCGCGGTCAGAAGCCGCGCCACGTCAAGACCATCACGCTCGACGAGGTCGCAGCGATCTACAAGCAGCGCTACTGGGATATCGCCAAGCTCGATAAGCTGCGACCGGGCGTCTCGTACGTCGTCTTCGACGGCAACGTGAACTCAGGCGTTGCGCAATCGGTGAAGTGGCTCCAGCGTGCTCTGCAGGCCATGGGGCTCTATCGCGGCGCCATCGATGGCATCATAGGGCAGGGGACGCTCTTGGCGGCCGCAAGCGTCAATGACGATGATGAGCTGATCGCCCGCATCATCGAGCGCCGCGAAGCCTTCCTCCGCGCGCTGAAGACGTTCAAGACCTTCGGCAAGGGGTGGCTCCGCCGGATCCGTGACGTGAAGGCGGTCGGGCAGGCATGGGCTTCCGGCTCTGTCGGTCCAGAGATCTCCTATGCGCCGGGTGGCGATGCCAAGGCTTATCTCTCCAGTGCCAAGGCTGCACCCACCATCGCCGTAGCGGATGCATCGACCGGCGGCGGGATCGGCTCCGGTGGTCTCGCTGCTGCGCTCCAAGAGGTGCAGGAGCAGCTCGCGCCCTACAGCTACAGCAGCGAACTCATCGGCAAGGTGGTGGCCGGCCTGGTCGTGGTGGGCGCAGTCCTCACGATCGGCGGCCTTGCCTATCGCTGGTACGCCAAACAAAAGCGCGCCGAACGCGCGGACGCCCTCGATCTGCAGGTGAAGACTGATGCTCAAGCTTTTGCCTGACTGGCTGCCGACGGCCGGCATTGCTCTTATAGCCCTCTCGCTCGGCGTGTTCCTCGGCTCCGCCGTCGGCATCATGAACGGGAGGGCACTCGGGAAGGCCGAAGCGAAGGCCGAAGCTGCGGCGGAAGCCATCAAGCGCGTCACAGACATGGAGAAGAACAATGCGACCTTCCGCAATCTTCCTGCTCGCGAGCGTTGCCGCGTGTTCATGCGCGATAGCGGGCTGCCAGCGGATAACTGCGATCAACGGTAGCGGGTATCAGTTTGTCCACTTCCAGAACCCGGCCGCAGCGATCGCCGCGTCACAAGACCCAACGGCCGGACCGGCTATCGCCTCCAACAATCAGCAGTGCCGCCAAGACGCGGCGTGTGCCGAATGAAACGGATAAAGCTTTAGTCTGTGCAGATGGCGGGCCGCCAGTTGCCATATGGGCGGCCCGCAAGCCTAGGTATTCAGCATTATATGACGAAGATACTCGCTGTGGTGAGAGCGAGTCCCGCTGAAAGCGTTGCAAACTGGATTGCGGCGCCGCTACCACTTCCGTCTGCATCGTAGAAAAGTGCTCCCGTGCTGCTGTTGTAGATGATGTAGTCGTCACTATCTACAGCTGTGCCGGAAGAGTTACCTTGAAAGTAGGATGAACTTAGTTGCGCTTTGCCCCCAAGGTTCTGGAAAATGGCCTTGTCTAGACGAATAGTGTCCTGGCCGACTTTGAAGTCTGTAATAGTGTCAACATTTGTCTCGGCATTAAGAGCCGTATCGAAGACGAAGGCATCTTTATCAGCACCTCCGCTAAGAATGTCGTTGCCGGTGCCACCGAAAATAGTGTCGTTCCCCTCGTTCGCATACACTGTGTCATTCCCGTCGCCGAGGTAAACGATGTCTCGCGAGTATTTGAATTTGATAATATCATCTCCACCAGCCATATAAGCCGTATATCTGAGTATTACACTGCCAGAATCAAGGTAAGCATCTTGAGCTTTGCTATTGATATTCGGGCTGGGTCCCCACCAAGTGAGCGAGCTGTCCGTTGTTGAGCTATCGTCATCATATAACTGGCAATCATACATATAGCCGCCCGAGAAGCTTGTCCTGACTAAAGCCATTTCGGTGCTGGTCTGGTAGGTGCTCGTTGTGCTTTGGACGTATGTGAGCGGGTCGTATGCTGATAGAGGCAATAGCGACACCGTGCCCGTGGTACTCGTGAAATTGATGTACAATGCGTTATTGATAACCGTCATAGGGCCTGAGAAAACGCCCCCAATACTAGAGAAGAAACCCATTTCATACCTCCTTTGAAGTTCGATAGATTGAACATCTAGAGAATTCAAAAGCGGGAATGCAAAAAACTCTGTAGGACTCGGTTAAAATTCAGTAAACTTTATAGGATTGTGCTGGGCGCAGGAGTAACTCTGCGGGCATCCTGTCGAGCTGCAGATGCGCGATGCGTTCTAAAATACAAGGAGAGTTACAAAATGCAGCCTGCGCCATATATGGGCCCTGGTGTCTGGATCCGTATCCAGCACCGCTTCGGCCCGCGCATGATGGAGTGGTTCATGGCGCTCCACTTGATGGGCTGGGGCTATGTGCTGCTGCTTCCCGAGCGCGTCTTTGACCAGCCAACTTGGATCGGCTTCCGGCAGATATTCCAGGACGAAAACCTCCTCGGCTGGGTGATGGCATTCCTCGGCGTGCTACGCATCGTGGGCCTGATCATCAACGGTGCGCGCAAGCACGTGACACCTATGATCCGACAAGTCTCCGCCGGCACCGGCTGCATGATCTGGGCCGGCATCACCTATTGCTACGCCTCATCTGGCATCGTTAGCACCTGGCTCGCCATATACCCGCTGTTTGCGGTCGGCGAACTCGTCAACATCCATCGTGCAGCGCATGACCAGGGGGAAGCTCGGAATGGATCAACTCGGTAATCTCCCTCCGGCTGCTCTGATCCCCTTCGGTGCCGTTCTGGCTGTCATCTTCGCTGTTCGGTTCCTTGGTCTCTGGCAGGGAGAGCATCGGCCTCTAGCGAACAGTCAATCGGCAACCACCGTTGCGGCGGTCATTGTGGATCCAACCGCGCTCAATCGCCTTTCTGACGAGGCGGCGAAGCTTTCCGCTGCTTTAGACCGCCTGACCGAGATCGGCGAGCGCAAGGCACGCAGCGAGGAGCACATGTCGATCGAGCTGGACAGGCTTCGTGAGGAGATGCGGATCCAGCGGGAAGTTGGCCGGCACCGGTAGAACCACTCGCCACCGGCTGCCCTATTCGATATGGTACAGATCGCTACCAGTTGGAACAACACAGGGTGCGGGCGCTTAAAGTCACCATGGAAACCTATTTCTTCCACGTCCGTCGCCAAGTCCACCGCATCCCCGACCTAGAGGGTAGCGAGCTCCCTGATGATGAGGCGGCGGTGTCGTATGCACGTGCCGCAGCACGTGAGCTTGCCCGAGACTCTCTGATGAGAAGTGAGGAGACCGGGGTAGGCGCTATCGATGTGGTCACTGCAAGCGGAAGGCAGGTAGCGTCGGTCTTCATCAACTCAACCATCCATCAGCGGTAGCATATACGACGACCAGCATCAGCTAAGCTCCGGCCGCTACGCCATACGTGCATTTTCCAAAAATTCCCTTGCAGTTGAAGAAGCTCCTAGCGGCGAACACAACTTTATGTTACAAAAGGTGATCGTTCGCACATCTTAAGGGCGCGGACGACTGAGAGACGCTCTTCTCTTGCCCCAATTGAAAGGGGCGATGTCATGTCTCAGCCTCTTAAACTCCGCAATCACATTCTTTCCCGCCTTCCCGATGATGAAGCCGCTCGGGTGTTTGCCTCACTCGATCCGATCGAGCTGCCGTTGGGGTTCCTGATTGCAGCGCCGGGTCGGAAAGTGGACTACGTTTACTTCCTTGAAGAAGGCATCGGATCCGTTGTGGCTGTTTCCCCTGATGGTAATAAAGCCGAGGCGGGTATGTTCGGCTGGGAAGGATTTGCGCCTGTGTCAGTGATTGCCGGGGCTGACACCAGCCCGCATGAGGTGGTTGTTCAATCTCCAGGTCACGGCCATCGCATCGAGGTCGAGACACTTTACGAACTTTTGGAGCATTGCCAGGTGCTGCGGGATCTGCTCGTAAAATCGGCCCTGAGCCTTGCGGCGCAAGTCACGTATACGGCTCTGTCAAATGCAACTCACCAGGTAGATGAAAGGCTGGCTCGCTGGCTTCTCATGTGTCATGACCGAGTTGACGGCGACAGCCTGTCTATCACTCACGAATACATCTCGGTCATGTTAGCCGTTAGGCGTCCGAGTGTGACGACGTCTCTGCACGTCCTTGAGGGCAACCGCTTCATCAGGTCAGAGCGCAAGCTGGTCACGATCAGAAATCGTACAGCGATGGAAGAGTTCGCCCATGACGCGTATGGCAAGCCAGAAGAGGAACACAGGCGGTTGTTTGGTGAGAACCCTATGACTGCTTGAGAGCATTACCTAGCAAGCCGCGGAGCCGATCATAATTGGCTTCGATCTCCAGCGCGGCCTGCCGTGGCTGTTCACATAGCCCTGACAATTGCACCCGCTCCCGTCTGTCTCCTCCCCACTGCATATGCCAGTACCAGCGCATGCCCTCGGCGGCCCGGTACTTGTAGAAGCGGCCGATGATCTCCTCTCCGTCCATGCCGACAAAATCATCCTCGATCTCCCCCCACGTCCTCTGCCACCGGTACTTGAGCTGGATCTCTTCACTCATTCTGCCGGCCCGAAAGGCAGGACATTAGGCGCCTGGCCGTGGCAGTCGATCATGATCCGGCCGCCGTGGCGGAGCTGGAGCCTGATTGTCGGCCGGTACGTCTGCACGATGGCTTCGAAGGCTGCGCGCGCCGCTCGTATGTTGTCCGAGCCGCCGAGCTGTTCGATCATCTTCCCGTCTGGATCAACGGTCTCGAACATGAAGGTGAAGGGGTCCCTATCGGGATAGAAGCGGCTTTTTGCCATGGGGCGTCCTCGCGTTGTTGCCCTGGATGATAGTCGCGCCGCCGCATGGCGCGTTCTCTGTGTGTTCTAGTTCTCCGATTCCCGCAAGTATCAGTGTTCGCGATCACACCGTTAAGCTTGAGGTAAGGTTTGAGACGTAGCGTGCAGTTAGTAGGTCACATCGCTTCCGTGACCCGCTCACGCGGTTCGCAGCCCTCTCGCAGTCCGCTTGGCATCAAATCTGGCCCGCATTCGTGCAGGGCCTTTTTTTGTTGAGTGTGGAGACTGCCGGCCCGATTCAGGGTTTATTCCCTGACACCGACACTTGCTTCCTCTGCGGCCTTCACTAGAGCTGCGCGCACGGCCTCAGGCGCCGCCTCATTGTTCATGGCCTGCACGCATGTCTTCAGCGCCTGCTCGAAGGCTTCCCCATGATCTGGCGGCCATCGGTCTAGCAAGGTACGGGACGCCTCCTCGACAGTGTTGATGACGCGGTATTTGCCGAGTCCATGCACGGCGAGTTGCACCGAGGGAAAAGAGCGAAGAGAGACCTTTTTCATGGCAACGTCCTTACGCGAAACACGTTGGAGTCAACAGCGCGACGGACGATTCGTTCCTGCGCGCTGACAGTGATCTGCAGTGTGTGGAGTAGCAGGCCATGGAAACACGAGTTGAGGTTAAAGAAGGCCAACCAGTCGTAACAGACGGAGCCAATTTTCTACGTGTCCCACCGGGCTACAAGCTCTTGCGCGACTACGAGGCAAGGCAGGCCGAGCTAGACCACGACACCCTCTTTGAGATGCTGCTGGCTTTCCACGAGCTGCGCGACCTGGACATCGCCCAGGTTGACGAAATCGTAGACCGGGTTCTGAACATCTACGATGAGAGGCAAAGGCAAATCGAGTGCATCCAAGCTTGAATCTATTTCCCGCCGGACTTGGAATGCCGGCTTGTAGCAGCATTACCTTCAAAGGGAGCTGTTTTGCTCGTCGCTGAACCGCGTCCTTCCGTGTGTACGCTCCAGTTTTCGGCCTTTCCGACCTTAGCTTCTGTTCGCTTGTGGCTTCCTTGTATTATTAATCTCGCGGACAAACTTACATCGTCAGGCGCACATATTCCCCATCTGGGGCGCAGGTGGTCTTGGCGGTGTAGAAGAAGTCCTGACGTTCAAAGCCGCCGCCATCCTCCCATGCATGGTTCGACGTCTTATCGCACTCAAGGATGCTATCGAGCGGCGAAGACACATTCTTCGGAAGCTGCTTGCCGTCAACAAAAAGGTAATGACTGGTGCTAGGGTCGTCGGTGCGAAGGGTGAGGTTGTACTTCAAGTCTTTGGCTCTTGAGCTGCTGTTGCACGTCACCTTGGCGGCGCTGACAGACGCGCGCTTTCCTAGACCGCACCCGTCGTTCTTGATTTCCATCTGAAGGATAAGCTTCGAGTACTTGCCAAGGTTGATGTCGCCAGACGGCGAGACTGTCATCGTTCCCTGCCCACCATCCTGCTGAACAACCGGTTGATATTCGACCGTGCCGACAACTTGCTCGCTAGTGCTGCCGGGCCGGACGACCAGGATTGACACTTTCTTGTAATAGTAGCCCTGAGCCTTCGTGGGCTTAAATGTGACTGTTTTCGGCTTCAGCGGCGCTATTGCCTGCGATAGAACGCCGACCTTGGTAGTGCCCATGCCAGCCAACTTCATGAAGTGGCTGTCCGCCTGGCCGACGATAGCGACCTGAAGATTTTGTCCGTTCATCGCCACGCTATAACTCAAGCCCTTCGGCATGTTCCCATACCCCGTTAGGAACTTCCGAGCCATAGCCATCGCTGCTGCCTGATTGGTGCCATCGTAGATACCAGCTCCCGCGAGTGCGGCACTGTCTGCTACGTCTTGCATACGCGTGCGCGTCGCTAGAGCGGTGCTGAAATCGACAGCCATTCCAGCGACAAGCAGCAAAGGCATCATCAGGAAAGCGGTTGTCACAGCGAAGTTGCCGTCGCGGGACGTAATCAACTGGCAGAGTAGTTTCATCGTACGAACTTCCATTATGGTCTGGAAGCAAAGCGCTGGAAACACGAACAGTTCGTTAGGCGCCGAGAGCAAGATGTTTCACCTGCTTGTGCTGAACTCACAGTGTGCACTTTAGTAACCATCTGTTGAAAGAGCAGCTATCCGCGCCACCCCATCCGCACGAAAGCAGCAGCGCTGTCGAAAGCCTCACCTGCAGCAGGGCAAGCCGCTCAAAGCAGCGCAGAAGGCTCAGCCTCGGGAGCCGGCACGGGTGGGGGCACTTCCGGGAAAGGTGGGCTTGGGCCTAAGGGCAGCCCAGGCAACGACGGCGGGTCCGGCGGCAAGGGCGGACCAGGAGGAAAGGGTGGGCCCGGCGGTAAAGGGGGGGAGCGGCAAGGGTGAAAAGAACAGGGAGCGATGAAACGGTCTGGGCTGCCTATCCTGTATTGCGCAGCAAGATCAGATCGGCATCCGGCAGCGGTCGCTGCAGAGCCTTCGCCTCATCCCAAGGCGCACGCATCCACACGTCCAGCTCTTCCGGCTTTGTCAGCACCACGGGCATGGCTTTGGGATGTATCGGCGCCACAACGGCATTTGGCTCTGACGTGAGGAAGCCGAACAACTCGTGCTCTCCCTCGCGTGGGTTCTTCATCGAGCCCCTGATGCCGTGCCACGTCGTCCAGATCCCCGCAAAGAATGCGAGCGGCTGGCTCTCGTCTAGCGCGAACCACCGAAGCGATTTCTTAGGCTTGGTGTTTTCCCACTCAGAGAACTTCGTCCACGGCACCAGGCAGCGGTTTTGTGGGCCCAGCCAGCGCCGCCAGTGCGAGGACGCGACATTCCTGATGTTGGTCACGCCCGTGTCCGGCTTGCCCTTCAGGATGCTTGGCGGCGTTGGCATGCCCCACGTCGCCATCGCCAGTTCCCGGTCTTCACTGCCGTTGCGGATGATCGGTGCTGACTTGTCTGGATAGACGTTGGTGGCCGGATCAAGCCGGTTTGTTAGATCCGAGACCACGGACGCGAACTGCCGCATCGCTTCAAAGCTGGTGGTGACGTTGTAGAGATTGCACATGGCTTCGCCTATTGCTGCGACTGACCGCCTTGATCAAGGTGCTCTTCAGGCAACGCTCCTAAACCCTTAACCGAAGCGGAAAGCGTCCGACAACGCCTACTCTCCAGTCATTATCACTTCCACTGTCGCTCCGTTGCGAACCGAAACCGGCTCCATCAGCGATCCGCCTTGTGCGATATCTCCAGCCATCCATTGGACTTTGGTTGCCACGTAATAATCACCGTCAGCAACGCCAGTGAATTCAAATCGGCCTTCGCCATTGGCTTTTGTTTTCCTCATTGCCGCTTCATAGCCAGCAGGTGTCTCCGGCGCAGGCACGAAGTAGTTCATCTTCCCACCTCGGTATATCGCGTTCATTCGCTCAGTTGAGTACGTGGTCTTAGGTACCAGCCCCACTTCCGAACCTGCTGCATAAACCACCATGCCATCGTTGCGTCGGAGGAAGGCTTGCCCCTTCACCGATCCTCGGCCTTGTTGATGGATGAATGCCGCCTCTGCCGGATTGAAAGTCGTTGTCAGCTTAGGAGCCGCCACACATGCCGTCGCGCCAACTGCCAATGCAGTCAGAAGGATAGTTCTGATTTTCATGCAACCCCCCAGTCCCTCGGAATTTCAGCAACGTGTCAGAGGCGAGTGGTTACTGCAATACGTTGCAATGCGGGTGCCGTAGTTCAAACATCACCGAAGAGGCGATCTCCAAATCGTCGCTTTGGTGGCAGACATTCCGACTGATTTGGATCCAACGACAGCAGCCACTCATCCAGTCTTTGCCGCAAGTATCTCCGGCCTCTAGAAGAGGTCGTAAGCTGTATCGGCTTCACCGGGGAAATCCGTAGGAACAAATCGACCGAAATCCCACAATAGGCTGCCGCCATCTTGAGGTTCATAGCTGCTGGCCAATATGGGAGTTTCGGAAGATCAGCCACTGTAACTCCAAAAACGTTAGCTGGAATGCAGATCCCGCTTCAACCCAAATCAAAGCGCGAAGTCGTCTGGTAAAGTTTGCTCCTTGGTTCCTGGATGCACGGGGTCATCCGGAGCCACGCGAATTAGCTTGCCATCTACCTCAACTTCGATGCGAACGCCTGTCTCCTTGGCAATTTTTGCCATCCTGCGCAGGTCGGCTTCTCGGATAAGTGCTAGTGCGCACATTTGATTCCTCCGCCACGGCCGATGTTGATTGCTGCTGCTAGGTGGAGGCAATTTTGTGCGGTAAGCAATTACCATGCGGAGATATCCCGGCAATTCACAGCCGGAGCTACGCCGGCACCGGCAGGCTAGTCACCATTGCGCCGGCGTTCCTGTATCTTCTGCCGGAACCTCTCGCCAATGCCTGAGGAGACCGCTGGCACCCCAAGGCCCATGGCCCGATCGAGATCGTCTCGGTACCAGAACTTTCGGCGGGTGCTGTCTACGACTCTGGGAGCGGGGTAGACGGTACCGACGCGCTCGAGGAAGTCCTCGACGTGCTTCTCTCCGCAATAGGCTGCGGCCATCTCAGCCATCATCCGCGGCGGCCATGCTTCGGGTGGGAAGGTGACAGGTCGGCGCTTGCTCATAATCTTCATCCTGGATGTACGGCGAGATCAACGGCCGGGGCGGTCCAATTCAGGCATCTCATTTGCTACTTCTTTTTCTTGAGCTCCTGGAGCTTTAGACGAAGGGCCTCCTTGGAGGTGATCGCCTGCCGCGGGAGATTTACGCTCAGGTGGGGTCGAGGCGTCGGTTCTACCCGCAAAGTGCACTTCTCAATCATGGCCTGGATCGCCCGGCGTGTGACGAAGTCCTTGTTGGCTATGCGAAGGATCTCAAGGTTGCCTTTGCGAGCCTCAGTACGCAGGGCCGACTTGGTCAGCTGCCCTCGGAAGAAAAGGTCTGCAGCCATACCAAGAGGAATGGGATCATCATCTCCGATGTTATTGGTCAT